GCCAATTTGACTACGCCGCTTGAGCCTTTAGTCGTTGCCATGATTAAACCCCTTTAGGTTGTTCCACGAGTGTACTGGTACTCAATGCGTACCGTTAAAATCACCCCACCGATGGGGGTAATACTTCCGTCGTCGGTTTCCACGCTGACAATCTGTGTGTCGATTGCGTGTCCGCCGCGTGATCTGTCTTCGTCAAGTTTCTCCTCGATAGACTCGACGATGTTATTCCTTGCTTGATCCAAGCCTGTCCCCTTCACATAGCAGACAAGCTGGTAGTCAATCGTGCCGAACCGCTGAGTCATGCTCCCACCCACGGTTCCGTCTTCCCTGTTTTCGTTTGTCGTTCTGACCAAAACCGCTGGGTATTGCGCGTTGCTTAACTTGTCAAAATCAAACGGTTCGCGGGTCACGAACTTGATGTCTGTTGGCGTGGTCACTGCTTGCAGCGAAGTCACCAGATTTCCTGCAATGCTCTCTCTCACGCTCATAGCTTTAACTGCTTCCTGAATACGTCAGCCAGACGCTTTTCTTCTTTGTCGTTAAACCCGAAGAACGGTCTTATTCGGTTGTTAAACGCTGCTTTCTTGGCTTGTGTCGCGTTGTCAAAGTACAACATGGCCTCGTTTGAGCTTGTCACTTTGGCCTGCATAGACCGCAGCATGTCCCCTTCGTTCTCAAGGTCTACCGGTGTCGTAGGATAACCAGCAGCTTTCAGCCACTTCAGGTACTTCTTTGGATACCGCGCAAACTTGCCGTTTATGCCCATACCATCCGCAGTACGGTTGTCGATTATTTCTTTACCTTTGATCGCCGCTTCACTAATACCACGCGTCACACCACGCTTCACATCACGCCGCTGCGCTCTTGTGATCTTGGTAAAGTCTTCAGGAAAGGTTTTGACATCAATCTTTAGGCTCATCGTGTTAGCCGTCCATACGACACAATGCCGCGCTCGTCATCTTCGATGGTGCCGCTGTTATCATCGTCATACTCGACACCGTCAGCGAATACAGCAACCAACTCCTCGTTGTATCGCTGCTGGTAGAACGTGATCATGTTCAGGAATCGGTCGTCCTGTACCCAGTTTGTAAGCTGGGGGAGAGCGTACTTCCACAACACCAAATAAGCGTTGCAGCGAGTCCACTGGGAATCTGTCAGATAGGCCGGAACCATCTCGCCCGGTATCTGCTTCTTGTACCACCACTCATTGCGAATGGTACGGGTTAGATCGGTCTGTGCCTTCGCGTGTTCAGTTGCGAATGATGTGATGCCAAAGTCCAAGATGTCGGGGACAAGGGCTACCAGATCGGAGTCTTGAGAAAATGCCATGTTATGCCCCTACCATTTGACCAAATCCGACCAATAGGCCGCTGATGCTGTTTTGTCTTTGCGCCCTGCTGCTATCTGCTTGGCGAATCTGGCCTTGAACGATCTACGCTTGGCCTTGTCCGCTTCACTCTCACCCTTTCTCGGTGGCTTGTTCTCTGCACCCTGCAAGCCAAAACGGATCAGACGAACCTTGTCACCCTGCTTTGCCAATACTGCATGGCTCTTGTCTGGATGCTTGGGTGTTCGCTTGGGCTTGTTGTAGCCCTCGAACCGTTCACCACGGTATGTGATAGCCAATAGAACCTCCAAAAAAAGGGACAGCCCCACCCCAAGGAGAGGAAGGGGCGAGGCCATCCAAACGCTTTAGATAGCTGCGTCGAACAGCATCTCAACACCGTAGGTATCGTCAAGCTCACCCACACCGTAGATAGCGGTGGCGTTAAGCTCGAAGGCCCGTAGTGATGCGTCACGTTGCGCTTCGATCTGGAAGTCACGCTTCATAGCGATAGCCAAGGCTTCGCGTGAGAAGACAGCGCCTTTCGCGTCATCGTTGCCATCAACAGATACGTTTGCAGACTCGTAAACGTCGATGCCAGCGATAGTTCCAACGTAAGCGTTAACCATAGCCGTGTTCTGCGCGTCACCACCATTGGGGTTGGCGAAGGTATTGGTCAGGTTTGCTTTCAGTTGATACGCTTGGAAAGGGTTCACAACAGCGAAGATCTCGCCCTGTGCCTTTGCGTTACGCAAGGTAGCAGCAGCTTTGAACAGATCAGCAACAGTGATCTCCTGACCAGCAGCGCCCAAGGCAGTGCTGAAGCCGTCGAACAACGCGATCAGATCTACGTCCATCTTCGTGGCGATAGCGTTACCCAGTACCGTACCCAACTCCTCAGCAGGGTTGCCAGCGCCCATTGCAGCCAAGTCAGTCAATACTACTTGTGCGCCCACCTCGCCAACGGTGATTGAGACGGAAGAAGTAGAGACAGTCGTGCTGGTCATGTCAGCGCCTTCGGTCAAGGCAGCGGCAGTGATCGCAGGGTACTTAGGCACCTGAATCGTCTTGCCAGCTTCGTCGCCGATGTTGTACTGAGTAACCAATCCCATCATCAGGGATTCTTCTTCAGCGGTGAATCGTGCCTGAGCGATGATATTCGCAAACAGGTCGTCAAGGGTTGTGCTAGTTGAAGCAGCCATATTAGTAGTCCTATATAAAGTGGTTTATTTGGTCTTCTTCTTTAACGCATGAAAGGCTTCTCGCCCTCCGTCGTTCCAGTTTTGAACCATGTCAGCCACAGATATAGGCTTCTGCGTGGAGCCACCAGCCATCCCCTGTGTGCCAGCGCCACCTTGGGAGGCTCTGACGAAATGCGGGTTAGCCGTAAGAAAGTCACCCACCAACTCATCAACAGAGAGGGGGTCGGCTTTGTCGTTGTATCTTACCGCGCCGTTGTCGTCTAATACTTCAACCGAACCATCGTCGGAGAGTTTTACACGATTACGCAGCAGTTGCGATACCTGCTCAGAATCCACAGCGTTGTGCCTGCTTGCTGCTGTCAGTAACGCACCGTCTATCTTGGTGGTTTCCAACGCCATCCGCATGGCGGCAATCTCCAGATCCTTCTTCTCGACAGTCTGCTTCAGTACCGACTCGAACTCGCCTTTTTCTTTTTGGCGTTCTATGTTCGCCTGTTCACGCTCAAGCATGAGTTGACGAGCTTCCTCGATGTCGATGCCTTCCAGCTTCTTGTCTAGCTTGCGCCTCTCCCTTTGGATTCGATCAGCAACAATGCGATCAAGCTCCTCTTGGGTAAACGTCTTGCTTTCCTGAACTTCCGTATCTTGCACTGGTTCAGTATCAGTGCTTTCAACCATGACTTCATCGCTCATGTGCGAACCTCTTTCGAGTGGGTGGGAGTATACCAGCTTTTGAGAAATGTCAACAGCCAGCGGGTTATTTTTTAGCCTTCTTTTTCTTCTTCTTGCCGATCTGCTTCAGGCTCTTGCCGTACTTGCTCGGGTTCATCTTTGGCATCTTTCTTTCCTCGCTTCTTCTTGGGTAGTGGCAGCAGCACGTTCACGATTCCATACAGGTCATCAAATTCCAGCTTCTCGTCCTCTGGTGCAGCCGCTGCCAATGGCTCCAGCAGTTCACGAATCGCGGGGGGTATTGGTCGTCTAGCGACCAGATTCTTGGCTCGGTCTAATTCTTTGGACATGGTTATTCCTCGACTATTGGTATCCAGCGATGGCGGCAGTTGTAGCCCCCTCGCACTATGAATGGATCGCCCGGACTCTTGCCTGCCCAGCTTCCTTTCCATATCTCCGCGATCTCGTCACGGGTGTATGTCTTGTTCAGGTGCTTCTTACAGAAATCCCGTGTATCGCGTATCACGTTGCCTCGATACCTGAACTCCTCTACTCCCGCCTCGTTTGCGATGTTAATCGTGAGCGAAGCCGAGAACTGATTGATTGAATCCGTTGCGTAAGTTGTCGCATAACGCCGAAGGTTATTACCAAGGCGATCTGAGTTGTAAACGCTATGGAGTCGATCAACCGCTGCCTGTTGCGTGGCTCCAGTCGTTGTCTTAGCCACCTCCACCAGTTCTTCAATCTCTGCTTGATCGCTTGCTTGATAGATTCCATTGATTCGCCCCCTGACCTCTGAGATGAAGTCCTGTTTTGACCGGCCAGACAAGGTTGCCTGATAGACACCGTTTGCCAAGGCATCCAGTTGTGACTGCGCCAAAGCCTCAAAGCCTTGGAATGATAGCCTCTGAAGCCCTGCAATGACCTCTGGCTGGACTTTTGCAAAGTTTCCATAGGTACCTAGCATCTCCTGCAAATCGTCTGAGAGGCCTCTGTAGTCGCCCAGAACGGTCTGTACGCTCGATAGATAATCGTCTTCCAGTATGCGGCGCATCTCAGAGCGAGCGTTGACCGCCCACTCCAAGTCAAATAGCTTGCCTGCGCTGTCTGGTGCCGACTGTATGAGGTCAGCCATATCCCGCTCGGTAAGGTCGAAAGCGTTGGACAAGAACTCCTTGTGCCGATCTTCCATAGCCTCTTGGATATTTTCATAGACGTCATCTGCTGCCATTACTGACTAGGCTCTTGACCAACTGGGGCGAATAGTTCATCGCCACCATCTACCGGCTCCAGACCAATCTTCTCGCGCACTTCGTTGGGGCTTACCGCTCCGCTGTCGATGTGGTACGAGTAGATCTGTGTCTTCTCGTTGAAGTCACCCAGAGCTTGTGTCGCTTGGTCGATCTCGACATGAGACTTGGCCAGCTTGTCATCATCTAGCACAAGGTCTGCGATCTGCTTGTCGATCTCTTGCATCAACGTAACTGAGCGCACACCGCTTGAGCGCATCTGCTGCAAGAACAGCAGTTCTTTGTCGTAATCACGGATGTCGAAACTGTCGGGGTAGAACACCTCCACGTCGGGCGTTACGTCTAGCCAGTTGCAGAAGTACGTCCACAAGTGCTCTTCGGCTAGTTCCAGCAGATCGGCCTTCTCTGACAGCTTGGCGTTCAGCATCTGGAACTCAGTCTGCATGGCAATGCCTGACATCGTCTTGGCATCGGTTCCCCGTACAGCGCCCATCTGAGCCATACGGTTGATAGCTTCGACCTTGTCCTTGATGGATTCGCGGATGCTGTTGATGTTCTGACCCGAAGGCTGCAACAGGTACGGCTGCACTGAGTTGTCCATATCATCAGGTACGTTGATGACTGCCCCCGCTCCCGCGCTCGCATCTGTGTCGTAAGTCTTCACAAGTGAGGGGTGGTTGCTGATGCGGATTAGCTGCTCGATCTCAGACAGTTCCGAATAGATTGCCTTCTGCATGTAGGCGATGTCCGACAGATCGCTCACCCCCACGCCACGGGTCACGCTGCGCTGTGCTGGCAGGTAGACCGCTGGAATCTTGCCCAGTGGGTTGTCGATCTCGCTGATCATCTGCTCTTTGTCGCCGTCAGACTTCCATTGTTGGATCGTGTCTTTGCGCCATATGCGGTAATAGCTCACCTTCGTTGTGGCGTTCTCACGGTCTACAGCTTCACGCAGCTTCAAGTAGGTAAGCTCGAATCTGCCTGATGGTGTGCGCTCCCACTTCCAATCAAATACGTTCTCAGGGGTAAACAGCGACAGGTAAGGCCGGATGTCTTGGTCTAGCTCTTCGGCTCGTGTCTGTGCGTTCGACTCTGGCTTATCAACAAGAATCCAGACGTGCCCATAAACTGATGACCACACCTGAGCCTGCTTCATAAAACTATTCATGCTCGCGCCATCAAGGTCGGCATCTTTCAGTGCAGCATCGAGTGCCGGATTGCCTGCCAGCGAGTTGAATACCCGAACTGGGGGAGTGCGCCACAAGAACGAACTGTAAATGTGGACAACGTTGCGGCAGTGGTTATCAATCGGGGTCAGATTGATGCGTCGAGCGTATTCGTTCTCCGACTCGTTCTGATAGCCGGTCAGGTAGTTGCCTGCCTGATACTCCTCGCCCCCAAGGTATGAGCGCACATATAGCTCCCACCTGTTCTCATTGGCATCGTAATCCGGATGCTGGAATTCGATATTGCTGGCCACTATGTCCACCTCACTGGTTGTTCGATCTCTCTTTGTTTCCTGATTGGGTACAGGTATTCAACCAGATACCCCAGTGCGTCATTCATGTGATCGTAGCCATCATCCTTGTTGGGTTGGCTCGTCCCTTCTTTGTATGTCTGTCGTTCAAGCGAAGCGATGGTCTGCTTACACTTGGGATCGACAAACAGCTTCCGAGCGCCAGTGGTAGACCGGAGCCTACTGTTGACGCTGTTGATTCTGTCTCTGATTGCGGGGTGACTGTTTCGCACCTTCACTGTGAACCCTGCGTTCTGAAGGATTGATAGGTCTGTCCTCCCTCCCGCGCTGGTCTTCCTTTGTTTGCTTGCTGGGTCTGGGTAGATCGTTATGCGTCTGTCCCCATACCTTTGCCGGATCTCGTCAACCATCTCGTCGGTGTTTGAGCCGTAGATCACGATCTCATCCACGACACGGATTGTATCGCCATCCCTGACCGATACCGCTGCGCTCATTGGGTCAAGGTTGAAGTCCATCCCAATGTGTAGATCATCACCGATAGCGCCCCTCTCGACGCTCTCCTCTCTGCTGAATGCGTAGTAAATGATGCCCTGATAGTTAACGAATCTGGCTTCGTACTCTTGCTGAAAGGTACGCTCGTCTAGGTCATTCCGCGCTGCCTCGATCTCTGCCGCCTCAACGTTGCCGCCCTCGATGGTCGTAAACTGAAAGGCTTTCCAGCCCTCCTCTGCATCCGCGCCTCGCGTCCAAATGTCGTAGAAATGGTTCCGCCCTTTAGGTGTGCCAATGAATAACGCAGAGCCTAACCTATCGGACAATGATGGACGAATAACCTCGTACCAAGCCTCTGGTCGCATATCTGCGAACTCGTCTAACACCACGAAGTCCAACGCCCTCCCTCTCAGGTTGTCAGGCTTCTCCGCACCCTTGAGCGATATGATCGAACCGTTCTTCAGTGTAAGCGTTAGCGATGACTCGTTGCGTTTGCTGACATATCCATCTGGCAGTGCATCGGTCAAGAACGACCATGCTATCTCTTTGGCTGCCTTGTAGGTCGGGGCTACATACCAGCAGTTGCGATTCTTTCCCGACAAAGAAGCCCGCAGAAGCTCATGGGTAGACAAGAACGTCTTACCAAAGCGTCTCCCAGCGACCACTGCTCTAAAGCGTGAATCACTGAAGAAGATGTCATCCTGTGGTTTGCTAAGCCTCACTCGCTCTCTCAATAACGATTGGCGGTAGGTCTTGCGCCTCTGTTTCTGGCTGATCTGTCTGACCCAACCAGTTCTTGCCTAGCCATACAAGCATAGTCGTATTGCCATCCATCGCAGCCGTGTATTGCTTACGACGTAGGCTCATTCGCCCGTGACTGGCTTTTTGCCGAAAATACTCCGCAAAACTACAGTCGTATTCACGCTGACAGGCTCGGTTCAATGTGTCATAGCTCACCCCTAGGATTGCAGCCTGCTCCTCTCCCGTACAGTGAATAGCGCACATCTTATCTACTTGATCCCAGTCTATTTGTGCCAATGGTCTAGCCATGTCGCGCTCCAACATATTCAAAACTGGCTGTTAACCGAGCCGATGAAGCAGAAGCTTTCAAATCGCCTGTTTTAGGTTGCGCCAACCTTGACGGCTTACGAGTCATCGCCCAAGTGGGGTTTTTCTGCAGTCCGAGAACAAATGCGGGCGAACTGGTAACCAAGCTCATCCGATACCCTTTCTGCTTGTACGAATCGGCTATTGCATCCATAAACGCAGCTCCAACACCAATTCCTTGATAATCCGGTTTGACCACGATTCGATGAATCCGTTTCATGTCTTTGACTATCGGATGTGGGAAATGTATTACCGAACACCAAGCGACTGATCGACCATCAATCTCGCAAATATATTTATGAGCCGCGTTGTTGTGTGAATGCGTCAAATAGTGATGCTCCATGAACTCGGCCCACTCTCTTTGCTTTGCTTTTCTGATTGTTGCTCTAATTTCAGGTCGCCTAAGACACCTCCGGCTAAACTGCATATCATCGCAGTTAAACACCCAGTCAGGCTCCAGCCATTCTTCAATGTCATAATGACAGCTAACGGCAACAAATTTACGACCTTGCTTGCGAATGAACTTCTGGATCGCAGAAGATCCCAAACGCGCCACCAATCTATCGACCACAGACGTGAACTCGTCGTAAATGAATGGCTTATCTGCTTCAAGGATCAACCTTGCAAGCTCTGCTCGCATTTTTTGGCCATTGGACAACACGCCAAACGGCTTCAACCAATCTGGCGGCGACGAGAATCCAACCTTGGACAGCGCCTCTGTTATCTGTTTTGCGGTTAACATTTCACTGAAATCATCAACAAAGCTATCGCCCGACCATTCATACCCGCTAAAAAGCTCATAATCCTGAAACATTCGCTTGGCGATTGTTGTTTTCCCCGTCCCGCTTGCTCCAACAATTAATCCAATGTTCCAGTCAACATCTTCTATCGGAATGCTTACATCAAACGTCTTGGTAACGACGTCCATATCACAGTCGAACATCGACTTGATTTTATTAGCCCTGAACGTGCCACTGGTTTCCGATTCGATTACAAACTTTGAACTCGGCACTTATACCCCTCCGAATCCAAACGATTGAAGATTTTTTCCTGCTCTGCTTCATTGCTACACTCAACGACAACAGAAAAAGACTCAGCGTAATCGACCTCTTGCACAACATTTTCTTGTGGCTCATCGAACATCTTGGCAAGTTCTATTTCGTCCATCCCTGTCAGCGTTAAATCAATATCCAATTCTGCCAAACGCTCAATCTCCACCGATAACAGGTCGTAATCCCACCCCCCGTTCTCGGTGAGCTTGTTGTCTGCTATTACATACGCCTTGCGCTGCGCCTCGGACAAGCCTTCTAACGTAATGGTCGGCACCAGTTTCAAGTCTAGCTTCTGCGCTGCTGCAAGCCTGCCGTGTCCTGCGATGATGCTATTGTGCTCATCAATCAGGATTGGGTTGTTGAATCCGAATTCTTGGATACTCGCCGCTACTTGGGCCACTTGCTGATCGCTGTGTGTGCGCGGGTTGTTGGCATACGGGATCAGATCAGTCGTGGATATATATGCGACTTCTAGCATTATTTTTCAGCCTTATGGCTTGCGCCAAAGTAGAACGACACCACCGCTGATACCACCCCTCCCAGATAACCAAGGACAAGATTAATCACTGCTTCTGAATTGGCGTCTGGCGGCTGAACCGTTACGAGGGTCACATACCCACCGAAAAAGAGAAAAGCCAATAAAGCCAGAACTTTGGGTGTCCAGTCGCCATTCTTCCTCGCGTCTTGGATGTCTGCCGTTTCAAGCTCGAAGATGTCTACCTCAAGCTCTGCCAAACGGGTTTTGTAGGCTAGGTCAGCCTTCTTGATCTCTGCCAGTTGTTCCGGTGAGGCTTCGCTGAGAGCCTTCTGAACGGCTTGTGGCTCTGCCGGCACCCCAAGTACCTGTGCCAGTATTTTCCCCGCTCCGGCCCCTACTGGGCCTCCTATGGCACTTCCTATGGTCGGTGCTACTGCGCCGACTAATCCCTTGATCGCGTCCCACTTCATACTTCAGCCCTCACACCCGTCACTTTCAGGGTCATTCGTTCTTCGTGTCCGTTAAAGATGTCCATCAGCGCGGCCAGCGTCTTCTTGGAATTGTAGACAGCAGGTTCCAGCGCATCTGAGACGAACCGATCACCAACCCCGATACAGCCCTCGATGTCGTGGGGAAAATTTGCCACATGGATCAAGATATAGCTGCGGTCTGGCACATCCATCAACTGAATCACATCTTGGAACCGCGTCCCGCTGAATGGTTGGCAGGCGTACACCCCCTCTGGGATGCAAGACACGTTTGGCTCGTTGTTTTTCCAAGGTCGTTCAATGGTGAAGCATGACCAGTCGCCTATGCTTAACTTTCCAAGCGTCCCACTGTCTAGGTATGCAAATCGTTGCAATAAAGCCATTTGCGATCCTTGTTTTGAGGCTGATTCTGTGCTAGTTGGCGATTATACCCAACTTTTTTACAAAAAAGGCAACTTTTTCGCCCTCTCCCCTGTTGTGTGTGTAAACCTTTAGTGTACAATGATCCCATCAACAACGGATAAGCAGGGAAACGCATGACTATTTCATCAAACTTCTACAGCATTGCCACACACATGCTTGAGTGCATTCGCACTGATTACGACGACGACATTCCTTTCATTCAGCGAATGGATGAAGTGGTAGATAACAGCGAATATGGAATCTATTACTACCAAGCGCAGCGGTTGATCTTGGATGAGATGACACCAAGCCAGCAAGCTAACGCAGAATGGGAGTTAGGCGAGTTTTCAAACACGCTAACCTATAACGAGTTTGCCTGCCTCATCGCCTGCCAAGCCATCAAGCACGCGATTATAGCGCAAGCAACCGCAGCGGAGGTTGGAGAATGAAACTACGCTACCCACTCGCTTTTTTGCTGGTTGTTCTGATCTCTTGTGTGTCCAATCAGGACTATCAGGACGCGCTGCACGAAGAAGCCATCTATATCCAAGCGGTGTGTGATGGTGTCCACGGGGACTATCTTAACCTTCGGCCTGCTTGCTAACCAGCCAGACGTTCTCTCTCGCCTGATCTTCCGGCTTCTCTGCTGGGGGATTGGGTTCTGGGCCTTCCTCGTACAGATCAGAGATGATTATCGTGACTTGCGAGTTGTTGTCCATGTCTTCAATCACTATTGTTGGCACCAAACCTCTCCTCGATGAAGCGTTCACGTTGCACGAGTGTAGCAAGATCCCGGCAGGCTTCCTCAAGAACTTGGATGTCTTTTGTCACCCCGTATTCCGTGACAAGCTGAACCACCCTCCCACTCAGGTAGTTCAGTTGGTTTGCGATGATGTACTCCGTAGCGTCGATCTCTTTCATCATTCAAAGTCTACCCGATGAATCTCCCCACGCCACTCGTATTCACCAGCTTCGTGTCGGCCATGAACCCGCACGAATTCAGGCTGCAACAGGAAATTGTTCTTGATCGACAGCACTGCGAATCCAGATGACCAGTTCTTGGGTGAGTCTTCTGCGTAGTCGAATGTCGGTTGGTTAGGTTCTGCCATCGTCCCTAGTTGAATGCCTAGCCTCGTGCCAGTGTAGTCGCTGAATGGCTTGGCTTCTTGGTGGTGGGTATGGCCTGACACTGTGTGCGTTCCAGACATAAGCGTGGTTCTGTGGCCCCCAGTGATACCTGCGCCGATTGGCTTGTGCCGGATCATAATTGGCCGCTCTGCACCTTCAACCCACAAACTCGTGGAGAATATCCACGCTGGGAACTGCTCCCGCAGGCTAAATCCCGGCACCCCTTTGTACTGCGGCAGAGCGTCAGCCAGCTTCATGTCAAACCGAGAATCGTGGTTACCCATAACCCAATAGCGTTTGGAACTAGGCGAAGCCTTCTCGATTTCCTCTAACCGTTGGTGGACAGCGTTTAGTTCCTGCTCGACTGTGGGCCTTTCCTCCCACCCATTTGGAGCGTGTCGGCTGATGCTTGCGCCATCCAAAAGATCGCCATTCAAGACAATAACATCAGGCTGAAGCTGTTTGGCCAGTTCAACGAAGGCAAGGTGTGCAGTGGTGACGGTGTTGATTTCATAGTGCGCGTCCGACCCGACCAGAATGGTCAGATCCTTTTCGACCCTGAGAACCTGACGAACTGACGGTCTTGGCGTTTTGTCTCTCGACAGATGAGCGGGGACTGAGATGCTTCGACCAAGCGCCTCCTCCGCTCTGCGCCGTCGATGGAATACGTTCCTAATCCCTACCTCGTACCGAGTCGCCATCCCCTGAGCGCCGATTGATGAGAACTCAGTCGCAAACACTTCGTGATCAGTCGGTAGCTTCGGTCTTGCCATGGAATCCCCCACGCCTTGCGTATGAATTACAGACGTGGGCAAATACCAACGCCTTAAGCTGCTCATCCGATTTCTTCTTTGATTCAGAGTCCCAGACCTGTTTGGCTGCTTTGTCCATAGCCTTGACCATGTCAGCCGCAACAGCGCGTGGCGATCTCATCTGCGCTCACCCACTCGACGCTCGTGTGCTTTGATCTGTTCTTCCCAGTCCGAAATCATGTCGCGGTAGTCTGCCGCGTAGAATTTGATCGGGTCTTTCTTCGTCGCCAGCATGTGCTCCACTGCGTCTTTGCCATACCAGTCAATCATCCAGATCGTGTATTGCGCTTCTGCGCTGCCGTGTTTCATCCCGAACCCGTTACAGCCTCGGCACTGGGGGTGAACGTTCTGTTCCTCTAGCGCCCATCTGGACGATGACCCCTTCGGTATGAAGTGACCGCCATCCATCTCTTTGTAGTGCTGAATCTTGCCACAAGACACGCAAGCAGCGAATCCCGAGTCATCAGCCGCGCTGATTCTGGCAAGTTTTTGTAACGTCTTCAATGCCTTGGCGCGAAGTGTTGCGCTTGTAGGTTTCTTTGCCATCAGACAATACGGCGTTGGTTAGCCTGCTTCGTGCGCTCTGCGTCGAACATCAACTGCCCGAGCATGATCTGCTTCTTCAGTTTCTCAGCCATCAAGCTGGCTTGTTGGACTGCTCGATAGTGGTTGGCCCACTCTCCCGTTGATCTTGTTTCTGTTTGTGCCTTAGCAGCACTCGACCCTGCGTCCATGTGTGCTTTCTGACTAGCAGCCTCAAAGCTCTTGAAATTAGTCTCTGCCTCAATTGCTTCCCGACTCGCCCCCTCCCACTCATTAATTCGCTCACTCAATCTGGTCAAAATCTGATCTAGTCGATCCGGTCGATCCATTTTCTCTCTCCCACGTCGTGACATTTAGTGGGGTTTGGTGACCCACTAACAAAATTCATATCGACAGACTGTATTTCCACTCGATCATTTCCCTGTATATGGAGGCTGACCCAGACCCGACCCACTCCCCTGTCTATCTAAAAATAGAGGGGGAGAGTTTTGTCACCATTAACGAGTGTTCAGTTTGGCGCTCCCACTAATGCGCCCAGCTTCTGTCAAATTGTCTTCTGGTCATTTCGTCCAACCGGTTAACCACCGGCACCCTGTCGGGCCTCTGCTGCTTTCGGTGCAGGACATACCGTAAAAAAAGGGCCAGCCCCTCACAACAACGGGGGAGGAGGAGAGGAGGAGGGACTGACCGCTAGCCTTGCAGGATGAATTCTTCATCAAATACATCCGGCCTGATTTTTTCTCTGGGAACCCCCGTTACCTTCTCCAACTTTATCACATGGGTGGCAGGAACCTCGACGGTTTTCCACTTGTTGATCAGTTGGCGAGATACCCCCACCCTCTGCGCCAGACCAGCTTGATTGGTTCCAGCGCCATCCAGTAATTCTTGAAATAATTGTGCATTCATCAGATAACAGTACCCGCATTGGATACAAGCGTCAACGTTTCATTGATAAATTATTTGCTGCCAACTGTAGCTATACTGTTGACAGGTGTATCGGGATAGACGACAATGGCTGCAACAACAACGGAGATAGACATGGCTATAACAAACAACGCGACTAACAAAGTCGAGTATGAAGGACGAGTTTTGGCTGTTAGAGGGATCACCAGAATGGATATGTTCTGGGATGAGGTCGAGGTGATACTTGACGATGGAAGCCTCGAAACAATCAGACTCGGTGGGCCATCTGACCAACGCTTTGCGAAGGTTGATGCGACAGACGAATTGATCGAAAAGCACAATGCTTACCTCCATAAAAAACGAGGAACGGAAATCGAAAACGACATCATCACCATTAACCACCATTATTACGGCGAAACCACTGTCAAAGTGGTGCGTGAAACTGAAAAGGCGGTTTTGCTAACTGGTAACGCAAGCGAGGCTTGGTTTCCTAAATCAGCTATCGACAGCGACAACTGCATTGCAGATTGGCTTACGCTCACTCTTGAACATAACTTTTTGTGGCAAGCGCCATACACGGAAGCCGCGTAAGCGGCTTGGAGGAACCATGTTTGTACCTGATAGACCAATCGAATCTGACCCACGATTCCAAGAGATGTGGGGTGATGCTGACCTTTGCCCGAACTGCAAAACCGAACTGCGTGATCTGCACGATGACGGCCACGCCTTCCTTGTCTGCCCAGCCTGCGATCTGGGCGAACCCAAGAACAACGATGTCAGCTTCAAGCTCACATTCTACGGCATGACCGAGTGCCAAGGCTTCGAGGACGGCATCATTGACGAGTCACGCGCTGAGATGGCTGACACCCAGAAGTGGTGGGAAGACAACCTACACTGGACGATTGCCAAGTATGAAGACGACAGGTATGTCCCTGCCGACATCAAAGACGGCAACGAATCAGGCCAGTGGTTCATCTACGCCCGTGGCTACCAGATCGCCTGCATCGTGGAGGTTCCCAATGGGTAGAGTAAAATCTGACATGTTTGAAGAATACTTGGGGCCAGACGATGAACTGGTCGCCAAACCAATCTCGCAGGTTGTGGACAACATCCGCGACTGCGACTTACCACTGAACTCGCTAGAGCGTTTTCAGTACATGCAAAACCAATTGAGAGGATTGATGGATGGAATCAAAACAAACACTGATTGATGCCTTGGTGAAGGCCCAGTCAGAAATGTCGCACGCGGCATTTGACCAAACCAACCCACACTTTAAATCGAAGTTCGCTTCGCTGAAGTCGGTGATCGACGCGGTAAAGCCCGCGCTCAATGCGAACGGTATTGCGTACGTTCAGAAGTCGGTACCGATGGAAGCTGGCATCGCTGTCGAGACTGTCTTCTACGGTCACGGTGAAGAACTAGCCACTGGGCCGGTTCCCGTACCTGTAGACCGAGAGAATGCCCAAGGCTTCGGATCGGCTCTGACATACGCGAAACGCTATTCCCTCGCTATGGCCTGCGGTGTTGCTGCAGACCAAGATGATGACGGCAACGCGGCCACAAAAAATTCAACAGGCCGAAAGCCTCAATCAGTGGCCAAGATTGTGATTGAAGAGACAGGCATGGTTGTTGACCAAAACAAACGCACCCAGTATTCGACCGCTTTGATTAACTGCGTGAAAAGTCAAGACGATGCTGGCGTAAACGAACTGATTGAAGAACTAAACGGCTACAAGGACGATGACGCAATGAAAACCTGCGTTTGGGATGACTTGCCAAGCCATGTGAAAAGTTACATAACCAAATTGACAGGTGGGAAGCAATGAAGCCAAAAAGAGGATTCGCGAGGGACATTTACGAAATCGTGCAGGCTGACGGGCCGCTGGCCTATAACGGCATCCACAAGCGCCTGAGGGAGCGCAAAGTTCGTATGTCGAAGCATCAGGTACAACGTTGCCTTATCAACATGCAGCAGCGCAAGCAGTTGGTCAGGTCGGAACAGAATTTTAACAAGTTTATCGTCGTTGAGAACAAAAACGCCGTAGAACGTGCAGAAACGCCCGACCCTATACAATCACCCTCCCTCGTGGAGAAAACGCCACAGAGCGTCGAAATAACGCCCACAGAGGGCTTATCTCAGCTCGATTCAACCACGATCACACTGATCGCAGCAATCGCGGCAGGAACAGCTGCACTCACCACCATAATTTTGAGGTTCGTATGACAGAGAAAGAATTTGCAAAAGGCTTGTACGTCAAGCCAAAGAAAGAAAACGCGCCAGACTGGGTCAAGTTTGGGATGAGCATCAAGCGCGAAGAAGCGATTCAGTGGCTGCAAAGTCAGACGGATGAATGGATAAACACCGAAGTCAAAGAGGGCAAGTCTGGCAAGTGGTACGCTGAAGTCTGGAAGCCAGACCCAAGCAAGGCTCGCGCAGCTAGTCCACAGCAAAACCACACCCCACCCTCTGCTGCACCACAGGACGATTTCGCAGACGATATTCCATTTTGATGTAGTATTGCCAAGCGGGTGATTCGGGCAGGCGAGCGGCAGCGTCAGCCCCCCGTTAGGGCATGAGAGATAGGTCGTTTGTTCGCGGCCCGCAACATTCACCGCAAAAGCGATCAACTGCCGCATTCAAATAGGAAATTTAACCTGCTGAAATATCCTACCAATCAGGGGAGAAATATGGATAAGAACGAATTCACCGCGATGTACGAGCAATGGTTTGCACTGCATCCGTTCAAGAAACGCGACTGGCCGGAACTAGGCAAAGTCCACTATCAGGCATTCAGTCGGGAATCACCGGCACTGTTCCAAGAAGCTCTTGGGATGCTGACCGAAGAAATAGACAATTTCCCGTCGCCAAAGCAGATCCGCGCAAAGCTCAACGCATTGTCAAACAACAAGACCGAGGGTGAGGGTAAGACCAACACGACCAGCGAGAACGAGATGATTGCCACGCGACTGCTGGAACATAAGATGGGTGTCGAGTACAACGGCAAACAGGTAAAAGAACCTGATGGATTTCCCTTGTGGATTGACCAGCTTGTTGATAAGACCATCGCGGAACTCGGCCCCAAGTATCCGATGAAGACCCTACTGGGGACTCTGGGATACCTAGTGGTTCAAGCGGAGGGCAGACGATGAACGACGCACTGAAAGAATTCTTGGCCAACGGTGGTGAAATTCAGCAGTTGCCATCAAATGTCCCACGCGACTTGAATGTCTGTCTGAATTGTAAGAACTTGTTCCCAGTTGCCGAAATGACCAAAGGGAGTCAACGTCGATGCAAGAAGTGCCACCAACGGCATACGAGCTTCAAGGAGCGCCGGTAGATATGTTTTATCGTGCGATCAAAGCTCAAGAAAAGCTGCAAAGGCAATACTTGGATTATCGGTTAGCTAACGTCAGCGCCCCATTCAGTGAAGCGACAAAGCGGCAGATATGGGAATGGCAGAGGGGTGGCAAATCGACTCGGTGGATAGCCGACGAGTTAGGCGTTACACGGTACAAGATACATCTGCTGGTGAAGCGAACATCGTGGCCCGCTCCCACCAACTTGGCTTAATGTTCCACGGGGAACAATTACTCAGCTTCTTCGGGTTCCATTTCCTGCTTGATTAGTTGGGCGTGTAGCCTGATGGACTGCTCGGCTTCCTGCTGGCGCAAGATTAGCTCAACAATCTCAGCCCGTAGTTTGGCTATCCGGCCTGCCCTGATCTTCGCATCTTCACTGAGGTCTTCTTCAGTATATTCAATATCATCAATCGTGATCATTCGATTCTCCTAGTCTTTTATTAGTACGGCTTCCACGAACACGGCAACCTCATTGTCACCATTGCTCGACTTCGCTTGGAATTCAAAGTCAGTCTTTTCCGCTATCTTGAACGGCACCTGCCGGTCATAGCTTACCTGACTCGTGGCAAATGTCGCCTCTGCAACGTGTAGCACTCTCCCTGTGTGGGTGGCTAGCTTGTTTCTCACCGTTAGGTACTTGTTGGGGTTGGCTGTCGCGCTGTTAAAGTCGATGCGGAATATGTACAGCGAGTGACCAGCGGGCACTGTGTAGATGCAAGCCTGCGTGGTTCCGATGTTGGTGCCGATGAAAGCGTAAGTGGTGCCACCATTGCTGACAGAAATGTCACCCGCGTTCTGTCCGCTGAGGATGATAGCCGAGTTGATTCTGAGAAAGCTGGCAGAGGTTGTGACTGCGGATGTACCTGTGAGGGTAACTGTTTCGCTGATCTCGTTGTAGCTCGCGTCAAGACCGCTCACCAGCACGTCCATCGTGTCGCTTGTACTGGTTGAAACCAAGTCCATCGCTACAGCAGAGGATGGGAATACATACGCTGCACCGTCGTTCCAAAGCGTCTCAAACGACGTTCCGACTAGTGTGTTGAAGCCAAAGATATTGACCGCTCGCTGATCCCACATTTTGCCTTGTGCAACGTCAAACAGAAGGTGGGGAGTGGGTCGCTGTTGGTGATACTGATACATGTTTTGTCCTCAGATGTTGTAGGCCAGCCAGACCGCAAGCAAGATCCCGATGACCATGATTAAGATGTAGCCCACCAGACCACCAATCCGATTGCTATGGGAACTAAACCAAGCACGATAGCGATGGCGATCAGTATCTCGATCATCTGCTTGCGCTGTTTACGCTTAAGCGCCTCTAGGCGTTTGATTTCTTCTTGCCTAGCCTTTCTCGCATCGGCCATCTTTTGCTGCATGTCCTGCCACAAGTCCATCCGATTGGTAGCTAGGAACACATCTTTGATGTTCTGACGTGATTGGCGAACCATCTCCTCTGCCATAACAGCTTTTGCAGCTTCAGCCTCGCTCATGTTTCTGGTGCTGTTCTTGGCGCGTTGCAGGTCAAATTCTGCCGCACCCATTCTTCCGATAAACACCCCAAGCGATTCGATATTTGAAGCCGCTCCCGCAGCCATCTCTAAGGCTTTACAGGCAGTTGTCACCGCTGCAACAGCCTCCAGAATCACGCTACATGGCTCATCAATAGAGTCACAACGGCAGTAGCCGCAGACGCGACCACCAGCCAAGCAAGACGTTCCCACCGCGCAGCGTGGGCATCCGCGACCCTTCTCAGATTCCGCAGTTCAACCAAAGCCTCACCCCACCTCTGAGCGCATTCTTGCTCATGTTTGGCGATCTTCTCTAACGCTTGCTCGGCTCTGTCACTCACCAAGGCACACCATCAGCGGTGGCGGGAGTGATCTGCCCATCAATCTGAGCTTGCAGGCTGTCTTCAATGTTGGTCTGCCAGTTCTCACTCTGACCCCACACCCATCCTAGAACGTCTGACTCAGTCAAATCGTCATAAGCGATGTAGCCTTCAGCAGACGGGTCTGGCGTAAAGCCTTGTGTGCCGTATGAGGTGGCGTGGAAGGTGATTGCGTCATCACCAGAGCCTTGTGTCTGCTCTGCGTTGCAGCGCCAGTGAGCCACAATGACCCCACCCGCTAAGTCACCAAGCAGGTCGCGCTCAAGGGTTGAGATCGTCCAGTTGAATGTCGCCATTAGTTGTTCTCCAGTGCTGTTAGTCTTGCTTCTAGTTCTTGTATAGTTGCTACCAGAAGTGGCACAAGTTTACTTTGGTCTATGCCTTGGTAGTCTGGGTTGCCATCAGCGTCTACTGCGTCTTTAGCACCTGTAATTGCCTCTGGTACAACGTCCTGTACCTCATGTGCTAAAAAGCCATCTACTGTGGTATCTGCGTCAGCAATAAAGTTAAAGCGCGAAGGCTTGAGTTGCTTTAGGCGATCTGTAGCACCTGACATGGCTACTACGTTTTCCTTGAGGCGGTAGTCTGACGACGTAACGTAGCTCGTCGATAAGCCGGACAACTTTATTTCACCAACATTTCCATTGGGGTTATAAAACCGTTGTACAGTTTCTTGTGAGGTAGTTGTTGTTCCTAGCTGTAGAATAGTTCTGGCGGAAGATTGCCCAGTTTCAAAACCTGCTCCACCTGCTCCACCAGAAGGTAAAGCCGTACAACCCACCAGTAAGTTGCCTGATGCGTCTATGCGCATGCGTTCAGTGCCGTTTGTGCCAAATAATACGGCTTGATTGGCCCTGTTCCAGCAATACCCGTAGTTTCCACTATCTTGCCCAAAAAGCATTGAAGTTGAACCGGGCGTGTTATTGTTACCTGCAACCTCAATGTATGCGTTAGCACCTGAACCGTTGATGACATTGAGACCACCAGTGCTAGGTATACGCATGCGTTCTGTATTGTCAGTAAACAGAGTCAGATTCTTACTTGAATCATATCCAATATATCCACTGTCACCATCTGCTTGACCGTTGGATGAAAGCTGGACGTAGACTTGCGAACCTCCAGCTTCAAACTTTCCTGCTGTGGAGATTCCGCTTGCTCCAAGGCTATGGAAAGTTCTTGAAGGGCTGCTAGTCCCAATACCCAAAGACTCCGCAGACGCATCCCAGAACAACTTAGGCGTTGTGCCTGTGTCCTCGTAGAAGCTGATGTCTCCGTTAGAGGCTATAGTCTGTCTTTTAAGTAATGAAGTATCGTCTGATGTAAATAAGTTTAACTCACTACCATATGACGAAAACTTTGGGCCAAATGCTTTTACATTTACTGACGATAGGTCACTGGCATAACTGCCATCAATAGCTAATCCAGAGCCAAAGCTAGAGTTTACACTTGGAGTATTTATAATTAGACCAGTTCCAGTCCCTATTGCGCCTACCTTTGCCCCTGCTGTAGAAACTGGTAACCATGAAAAGCCTGTGGTGCTGTCAACAGTAAGCCCATCCATCGTGGCTGTGCCAGTAAACGTAGGTGATGCCAGAGGTGCCTTGGTGTTTATCTGTGTCTGGATGGCTGATGTAACGCCGTCAACGTAGTTCAGTTCAGCAGTGGTAGCTGTAACTCCGTCCAACAGATTTAGTTCCGTGGCTGTAGCTGTAACTCCGTCGAGTATGTTTAATTCAGCGCCCGTCGCAGTGATCGCTGTAGAACCCAAAGTCAACGTGGTAATCGTCAACGCGCTAACTGTGTTACCTGTTAACGCAGCGTTCAGGCTTGTGTCTGATACGTTGTTGAGATCCGCTCTCGCCATCTCGAACCCACCCGCCGTGGAGCCGTCGTTGACATGGACGGAGTCGTTGGTCGTATTTACAACGATCTCGCCCTCTGCCCCTGTGAATGCGGCTACCTGTGAGTTGGTGCCACGTCTGATCTGTAATTGTGTAGCCATCTTATGCCTCTGGTGGTTCTGGGAACGTCACATCTTCTAATGACGCTGCATCCGCAAATGTTTGTGGTAGTTCTCTGAGCGCCTGACGATAGGTCGCCCACTCCCCCTTCTTCTCGTCAGAGAGAGGAGAGTCTGGCATCTGCGTCCAATCGCTTGTTTGCAATCGGTAGTCCCGCGTTAGCCTAATGTTTTCCAGTATCTCGTCGCTATCGGTTATCTGGACGATCATGTCATCGCTCATCGCTTTGTCTCCAAAACATAGAGAAACGCATCGAGATAGTTCTGGAATTCATCGTTCAACCCAGCTTCGAGCGTGTAGGTGACTGATCCGCTAGATGCGCCAGTGTCAATGAACCCAATCGGCACACTGATCCCTTCAGGGGATGGTCTGACAGCAAACGTCGCAGAGGTGAATAGCACCGTAGAGCCACGCTTTATTCTAAACTGACACAGGCACTGGTCGTTATGACTTCTGACCATAAACTTGCCGCCAATCTGCGCCGTTGCACCTGTGCCGGTGTATGTCACTGAAGCTATCGAATTAAAGATTCTGAAACTGCTGTTGCCTGAGAACGTCTGAGTGCCGGTGTTCAGGTCTTGCGCGATCTGCGTGACAGCGTTACCGGCTAGCTGTGTCGTGTTCACACCGCCCGACTTGATGATTAGATTGCCCAGCGAATCGGTGTCCATCGTGACGTTGTCGATGCTTAATCGGCTTGCACTAAGGGTGCCGGTTGAAATGTTATTAGCATTCAGGTTTGAGATCGTCACCTGAGCGGCGTTGATTGACCCCGCAGTGACCGTTCCCAAGTTTGCACTGATAGCCGCCAGATTCGACACGTTGAGCTTTGATGCCTCAATGGTCGATGCTGCGATCTTCCCGCCCGTTATCGCATTCGACTGAATGTTCTGTGACTGGATGAACTCAAATGTACCAATCGCAGCGACTACCGCAGCCGTGGTGATGGATGAGCTTTGAATCGCACCGATTACCGCAGAATCAGCGAATATCTCAGACGTATTCAGTTGGGCTGTGGTAATCGTGTTCGCCGCTATTTCTGATGCCGTCACCGCGTTTGTTGCAATGGCATTTGCAGTCACGGAATCCGCCGCCAGCTTGACTGCACTGATCGCCCCGCTTGAGATGGAATCAGCGACCACGGCTCCGGCCTGAATGGATGCTGTCGAAATCTGACCCGCCGTGAGGCTTGCTGCTTGCACTTGTCCGAAGACTTGCGTGGCAAGGTTCACTTGGTCATCTAAGTCTGCTGCTGAGATGGCAGAAGTCCACGAGGTTCCGCTGTACCTGTAGAGCTTGTTATCGGTTGTCAGCATAACCACTCGCCCAGTGGTCAGGTTGGTAGTCGGTAACGTACCCACCCGCTCTACTGGTCGAACCGTGTCGCTGAATAGGTTCTCGCCCAATGTTCCAGACAGGTCTGTGGTGTTCACTAAGGTCGTGAACTCAGGCACTGATGAGTTGTAGCGGTAGAGCTTCTTATCAGTGAGATTGAACAGGATTGACGGTCCTGTATAACCAGTGGGTGAGGGCAGGCTTGTAACAGCAGAGATTGGCTCAACACCGGAGGCAAACGAAGCAGCAGTGATAGAACCGGGGTCAACAGATGAAGCTGTGAACAGGTCTGTAGTCCACGCAGAGCCGTTCCAAACGTGCAAGGTGTTTGTGGTCGTCAGGAACTTAATCTGCCCCACATGCGCCCCTGTAACGCCTGAGAGCGTACTAACAGGCTCAATACCGAAAGCATCGCCAGCAGCAAACTCATCCAAGACATCTTGAGCGAAATCATCCAACACAATCTTCTGTGTGGTGGCTGAGAACGACGCGCTGAAGCCAGATAAATTTCCAGAACGGTCAGCACTTCGCAGCCAAAAGTATCGGGTGACATCATTGCCCAGACCCGTGACTGTGTGCTGGTCTGACTTGGTTTTGACGATCAGCGTGGAAGATGCTTGATTGTCTACCGTATTGGAAAAAATCTCGACGTAGGCCAGATCAGAGTCAGATGGCAGTTCGAAATCGAGCTTGATCTGCTGAATACCGCCGGTAGCCACAATGTTGGATGGGATAGCTGGTGGCGTCTGATCGCCTTGAAGCGTTAGCGCACCAGTGACAAACCCAGAAACCTTACCAGTAAAAGTTACCGCTCTAACCTTGAACGTGAACTCCTCAAGCTCTTTCATGCCAGCGATCACGGTACTAGTGCCGTGGACATTCACGGACGAGAACTCAGCGCCTGCGCCGGTTATAGCCTCGTTCACTCCCCCATAGTTCAATTCGAGGGTGGTGGCATTAGCCACAGAACCGTAGTCGATTGTCGCCGTGTATGAATTAGCGACAGCGCCATAGTCAATCTCGTTCTGCGAAGTCTGCTTAAACTGCACCTCGTAATAAGAAACGTAAGTGTTGGGGCTAGATGCAGTCCATGAGACGCGGACAGCAGGAAGGACAGAGCCATCGTTACCCAAGACAGTCGTTTCTGTCAGCGTCAATCCGGTGGGTGGAGTCTGTGCCGGTGTATCGTCAACAATCTCTGAATAGTCTGGATTGTTCGGGCCAACCGAAGCGACGATAGTTGAGGTGTCGTTGTCTGGGTTCCTGTCGGATCTGACGAAGGCTTGGGTACTGTTCTTATCGCCAGCATAAGCAAAGGCTTGCACCCAGTAGTACCTAGTATCACCAACCGATAGAGGGTCAGTCGGATTGGCTGCGTCGTGGAAAAACTGCGTCCCCCTCGTTTCACCAATCAACTGGGCATTATCCCAAGACGAGTCAGCCGAGGCGTAAACCACGATGGTTTCAAACAGCTTCGGGTTGCTTGGGTTCGTCCAATTCAGTTCGATGTGCTTGAGGCCAGACGTAGCCGTTAGATTCTGTGGGTCAGGTACACCACGGAATCCTTGTGTGATAGTGCCAGAGGGTGAGCGAGTGCTGTACTCACTAGCCGTCGGGTCAGCGTATGAGCCAGAATCATCTTCCAGCAGCGTCAGATTGACCACACCGTCTTGCGTGTCTGAGAACGACCAACCAGCACAACGGAATACCTTGTTGCTGTAGTTCAATTCCGAGACTGTGACGCTAACCCTATCGCCAACGTCCACACGAAGCCCTGAGAGGTTCGTTGGAAAGGTCAGGACGGTCTGCTGGTCTGTCAGTTGGATCTGCTTGTGAGCGATCCTCTGAGCCATATACGACGTGTTCGTGAATGACAGTTGCACATCACGGATTAGTGTTTCGTTGTTATCTCTGCTAACCGCTGCTGTAAGAGCAACTTCTGGTGCCTCGACACTCTTGTGCTGCTGGGTGGGGTCAATAAATATCGGGCGGATTGTATTAAAACGATCACCGCGCTCCACCGACGTTCTAACCGTAATTGGGCCTGCAAGTGAGTCTTCATCCAAACTCTCCGTTGGTGCCTCGTACACTCCCGCTCTGATTGTGTAAACGCCGTTAGAATACACCAGCGAGCCGTTCATGGCAGATAACAGCTTGTTGATGTTGGCTCTGTGCGAGTCAGTAGCGAACAAAACACCATTGGCAGTGAATCGCTTTTGCGTTCCACTAGGAATGGCTACTGAAACATCACAGGCATCCGCTGCGCTTTCTACTGCGTCCCAATCAATCTTGGCTACAGGCACTGACAAGCCAAACGTGGTGTCTGTCAGGTAATTAGCCGCACACAGAGCAGGGTTGTCTGTCCATTGTTGATAGGAAGCATTCGTTGGGTTAGCGCCTGCTGATGTATCGAGGCGAGGGTCATAGATGTCCTTCTTACCCTTTACGAGCGCCTTGATGTCTCGCGGTGTCAGTCTGTCCCACAGTTCCTGAGAACCGTCTGTTCTGACCCATTGAGTTGTGATGCAAGAGATGTTGGGCGTGGTGTGCGATGTAGTCCAAACCGATGGGAATGCACCTCTAAGCAATGACGCAGCAGCTTGGTTCGATGCTCCGGTCTGCCGTTCAATCTGGCATATCGTGTCACTGTTGATCGGGCCAAACGTCCCAGCGGTAACTCTGGATTGGAAATCAATCTGACCGTCTAGGATCTTCTCGTTATCGAAGTAGACATCTGTGATGTCTTGAACCTCATGCCCCGTGAGAGCGATGGAGTGATACAGCTCGCGGTTGTCCGTTCCTGCTACGCCTACAAAGAAGATCGGGCCAGATACCAAGGCTTCGCCATAGACCATCTTCTGGGGTTCAATCGTACCCCTAACCGTCTGCTGTCTGGATCTGTCTGTGTCGGTCTGCGGTAGGGATATATCCATCAACCCCCGAAACGCAGACACAGAACTAGCAATGACGGCAGCGCCAATAGCCGCAGCGACCACGCCACTAGCAGCTCCGAGCGTTGCAATCGTGCCAACTACTTCAACGGCAGTTATTGCTGCGGACGCGATGCTTGCTAATACTGGGACTACTGGTGGCACTTAGACGCTCCATCCTGAGACGAGATAGCGGTCGGGTATCTGCGCGAACCCTTTGCTTGTTAAGCAGACCACCTTGTCTCTCAATTTAATTCCACAAACCTGACCGACAATCGGCGCGGCAACGATACACGGGTCGCCGTCCTTCAATTCGTCGCTCGGTTCTCCCAATATGCTGCCAATGAAATCGACAAGCTCGCCCTCTCTCCCCACCAGTAATTCAGCCTGTGCTTCTGATTCGTATTGAAACCCAGCCGAATAGTCTTTACCCGTTAGCTCTTTGACAACGAAGGCAATGAACTGACAGCAGTCGGCATCGCCATATTTGAAATCGCGCTTTTGCCACTTGTTCAACGCGGTATGAACTCTCATCGACCGGGGCCGTTAACCCTAACGCCAGACAAAATGTTCACGTTCTTTGGCCCGCCAGCAACAGCGTCAGAGTTTGGATCACCCCAACGAATCTTGGCCCCTTCAATGTCAGCCATGAATTCAAAACCCAGAGAACCAGCGGAGTCGGTTTGCAACTGCGCGTCGGTGTACTTTAGGTTCGAGGCTTTATCAAAACGCGCAAGCTCAGACTCAGCAGTCAGGACAATCACGTCCCCATCAGCCGCGCCGACACTTAGCTCCATCTGATCCATCGCGCCTTCCCACACGATAGTCGGGTCAGCAATCAGCACATCATTCGCGTTGAGGACGCCTAGATAAACCGTGACAGGCTGAAGGTAGTAGTCTTCAGTGAGCGCAGCGCCTGAGATAGTTGCGTCTAATCCAGAGAGCGAGAGCGTGATCTTGTACGGGCTGATCTCCGCGCCTTCTTCAAGCTGGCTGATTTCGCCAAGGTCGCCAGTACCCAGCCAATCATTCCCGCCCCATGTATAGGTGCCGATGGAGTTGTGCAAGTACAACGTCCCAGATGGGAACTCCAACTTGGCAAACGTGACGAGCGCAACGTGATCGGATGATAGCGCCGTTAATACGTCTGATGGGAAACCCCGACTCATGCTAGAACGTCCTCGACAGCGTCAATCCTGAAGTTTGACGATATATCTGTCTGCGTCTCCCATGACGCTGGGCCTGCGAGCATGAATACCCCAGAAACGGGCGCGAGGTAGTCCACGACAGCGTTGTCCGCTGGGGTTTTCCTGATGGGTGGCGCAATCGACAAGGTGACGTTACCCGATGCGTCCGAATTAGCATCGACCACAACCATGTGCAGTTCGTTGTTGAACGAGATGTAGTCACCCGCTCTCAGATAGTTGTTGACGTTAGCCGTAGCACCATCGCACACCAATGCAGTCCCTGATTGACTGGCTCCCTTAACTAAGAGTGTGCCACCACCCGCACCCCTTCGGGTGTAGGAATGGTCGTGTAACGTGAATCTGTGCTGCTGACCGTTTAGCTTAACCAAGAAAGCCTGCATCTCTTGGCGATCATCGCCCTTAAGATTCGAGAACTGCAAACTGGCTCGCCACAATGAACCTTTGCGCGATGATGTTTGCACCGCGTTGGTCAGTGGTGATTTGAACGTGCGCGTGTTGGCTACAAGCTCAAAAGTGTTCGTGGTGGGGGTGATGCTAGGGAATGCAAATGTGGTCATACGAACCGTCTCCTACGCATCAAATCTTGGATCGTCATTATAGTCTGCTGCGAGGTCTGGGCCATAGCAGATTTGATCTTCTGGTCTACATCAGCGCCAGAACCACGAGCGTCCACGTTGTTGATCACAGTCACACCCCCGCCCATCTTCTTGTTGGGTACGATAGAGCCAGACTGATTGGGCACAAACATTTCAGGCCCACGCTCTCCAACCATGTAAGGCTGACCAGACTGAACAGGCCCACCGATAGCTTTACCGGTCAGACCCTTGGCGAACGACAAGAACCCGCCAGTAATTTTGTCGATTACAAACAATTCAATGGCCTGCGTTATCAGGCTTGCTGCCATCTGCTTGAATGCGTCTTTAACAGACATCGTGCCTTTAACGACGTTCATTAGCCCGTCGGACATGTTCTTCATCGTCGTATTCGCCATCTTGTCCATCTGCTCTTGTACAGTTGGCAGATTCTCGTGCAACTTGGTAAAGCTGTCGTTCAGACGATCAACGAAGTTTGGCGCTGATATATCCACACCGCCTGCGCCAGTGGCGGCTTCAGTAACCTCTGCGATTGACTCTGCCGCCTTTCTGTTGGCAACGATGAACGCTTCCATGCTGGTGGATAGCTCCAACCCCGGATTGCTTGCTTTCAGAACTTCCAACTCTTTAGCTAGAGCAGCAATGTCTTGAGGCAGATCCCCCATAATTTGAGCCGCACTCTCGGATATGAGAGGCATGCCAAGGAATGCAGCGATCTTGTTGTATATGTCGATGAACGCTTGCAATGGTGGAATAAGTTTGCTGCCGATGGCGTTTGCCATCTCCATCACGGCCACTTGCGTGGTCTTAAACGCGATCTCCACGCCATGCATAATGGTACGAACAACACCAAAGGCTTTGACCACTGCTCCCGCGACTCTTTGCCCGATGTTGCCAAAATCTGAGGAGTCCAATGAGGCTTGTCGAAACGCATCAGCCACAAAAGTGATGATTGGCGAGAATGCCACAGCAAGTTGATTAGTCAGGCCAGTGAACACAGCCTTGAGCCTAGTTATGGCATCGTTGGCAGCTTCCATCTGCGCTGTATCAGTGCGGGAGAGAGTCACACCGAAGTGCTCGGCTTCTGCTGTCATGGCCTTCAGTGCTTCAGATCCACCGCCAAGAGTGTTGACCAACGCCACACCCTCACTGTCAAACAGCTTCATGGCTATGCGTACTTTGTCAGCCTGACTGTCCAAGCCTTGCATGGCATCAGCCACGACGTTCATCTGTTCGTCTAACGGCAAGCGGGTGAGAGTCTCGGCATCAATACCAAGCTCACGGAGTGCGCCCTTAGCCTCTCCAGTGCCCTTAGCGGCCTCTGCAGCGCGTCTGGTGAAACGCTGCATTGCCATGTCCATCGTGCCTGTGGACACGCCTGTAAGCTCTGCTGCGTGTCTTAAACCCGCCAACGCTTCGGTGGTAACACCTAGCTTGTCAGCGGTCTTGGCTAACGCATCCCCCGCGTCGATTGATGACTTGATCAAAGCGCCGAAACCACCAGCGCCAACCGCGCCGATTATGGCGGTCTTTAGGTTTAAGACCTTACCAGCGAGGCTCTTGAGTCCGGCGGTAGCCTTTCCAAAACCGCTCTTGGTTTTGTCCAGAGCCTTAATGACAATCTGAACTGTCTGGTTAGCCATCTTCTTGCCTCTCGCCCATTATCTTGTAGTAGGCGAGCCATTCGTTGAACTCTGACAACGACATCTGCTCGGCCTCTGCGATGCTCATATGTAACCGATCAGCCAAAGCAACTAGGTTGAACCTTAACTGATCGGACTTTAGTTTTTTTCCTGATCCTCGACGGACTCGATCTCGGCAAACATCTGTTCAGCAATGCTGGATATCACGCCGGTCTCTTCGCCCATCAGGTCTGTTCTATCTTCTGCAGACGTAAACAACCGAGAACCACTCTCGTCACTGGCTTTCATAACGATCAGGTCGATCATTGCCGCCATCGTCGTGTTTTCCATGAACTTCGGGTGCTTCTTCTGAAGTTGGTTTATGTCGTAGCAGGTGATCGGGAAGCAATACATGGCAAAGGGCTGTCCATCTGGATCAGCCCATGCCGCGACCTCGATCTTTCGAGCATTCAATTGTCTTCTATTTCGTAATTCTTTAGCTAAACCCATTGTGGGATTCCTTTATGCAGTTGCTTCGGTAACAGCTCCTGAGACTTGTAGCTCAAAGCTGCCCTCTACCATACCATCAAAGGACGCTGTAATTTCTTTGCCAGTTAACACACCTGCGCCACTGTAATACTTCTCACCAGTGCCTGTTCCCGTTGGGTACAGTTCCCAGATTAAAGATGCGCCAGAATCCATTACCAGTTGGACTGCGTCAGCGTCGTCCCAGTAAACATCCATTGAGAGAGTGGCAGAAGTGAGAGAGGACAAGTATGTGCGAGCGGTATCGCCCATCACACTGTCTTCTATCGTGTCTGCTGATTCCGAGAGCGTGAAGCTGCGGACTTCACCCATAGCAGCGACACTGCCGCCACTTACCGCCAATTTGACTACGCCGCTTGAGCCTTTAGTCGTTGCCATGATTAAACCCCTTTAGGTTGTTCCACGAGTGTACTGGTACTCAATGCGTACCGTTAAAATCACCCCACCGATGGGGGTAATGCTGCCGTCGTCGGTTTCTACGCTGACAATCTGTGTGTCGATTGCATAGCCACCGCGCGATCTGTCTTCGTCTAGCTTTTCTTCTATAGCCTCGACGATGTTATTCCTTGCTTCGTCCAAGCCTGTCCCCTTCACATAGCAGACAAGTTGGTAATCAATCGTGCCAAACCGCTGGGTCATGCTCCCGCCCACGGTTCCATCTTCCCTGTTTTCGTTTGTGGTTCTGACTAGCACCGCTGGGTATTGCGCGTTGCTCAACTTGTCAAAATCAAACGGTTCGCGGGTCACGAACTTGATAGCCACGGGAGTTGTCACCGCTTGTAACGCCGTGACCAAATTACCCGCAATGTTCTCTCTCACGCTCATCGGTTGAACTCCTTGCGGAAGAATCTACCTAGACGCTCCTCTTCTTTATCGTTGAAACCGAAGAAAGGACGGGTTTGGTTATTAAACGCGGCCTTCTTAGATGCTTCTTGATTCGAGAAGTAGATACGCGCTGTCCTTCGATTCAATTGCTCAACCTGCATAGACCCAAGCATCTGTCCTGTTGCGAACAGATCCACAGGGTCATCTGGGTAGCCCTTTTTCTGTAGGAATTTGATATACCCACCAGAATAACCTTTAAGGGGGCCATTGAAGCCCTCTCCGGCTTTTGTCCTGCGCAAGATGATCTGCTTGCCCAATGAAGCTGTGCGTCCTATAGCGCGATTAACGCCCTTCTGGACGTTGTTCTTCTCTTCCTTGAGTATCTGGTTGATATTCTTTGGAAGCTCAACTTCTACGGGCAGTCCCTGCGTCATCGTGTGAGTCGCCCATAAGCGACAATACCTTTCTCATCATCTTCAATGGTGCCGCTTGCGTCATCGTCATACTCAACACCGTCAGCAAACACCGCGACCAGTTCTTCTTGGTAGCGCTGCTGATAGAAGTTAATCATGTTGAGAAAGCGGTCATCTTGAACCCAGTTGGTTAGCTGGGGGAGG